TTTTTCCATGGATTCAGTAGTTACGCCACCTTTTGCCATCTTGTGCATACGTTTTTCGTGTGCTTTAACTTCTTTATCAGCAATCTTTTTAACTTGCTTTGTGTCCATCTCGTACTCCTAGTTTATGGTTACGTTTGAAACTGACGTACTAGCTACCAAGTTGTTCGGGGTCAGTCCATTATCAATACTTCTTGCGCCACCTACTGGGTTCCAGCTCCACTGCACAATTCGACTACCACCGCTTGGATAACCATTCTCAGTTATCAATGGCCCTGATTGTATGTTTGTTTGTAAGCCTGAGAAACCAGACTGCCAGTAAGAAACGTCAGGCCGTGGTTCACGTACTGCCTGTGGATCATTAACTGGATACAGACCTAAACTTAACTGAGGCTGATCCGGCTCCCAACATGTCTTGCAAACTTTAATGTTGACGTTCTTGGTCTTGATCGTCAGCTTCTTTAACTCTTTTAGCAGGTATCTAAAGCCGCAGCGGTCACATTCCGCAATAGACTTATTACCACTTGTATACTTACTTGGCATACATCACCTATAAGTAATCATGCGAGGCACCAAACGATCTGGCGCTTTCTCGCGGTCTTCTCCTGCCGCCATCTCCCACGACTCATCGTACTGAGCCTTCAGTAACTGTATGCGCTCTAATCCACCTGGCAGCTTCATAGCTAACCTGTAAGCCAAACCACATATCAGTGCTTCTTGAAAACGGAATGGAATATCTTCCACATTCACACCGTTACCTGCATCAGTCATACGGCGCAAGCGCCAGTAAACAAAGTAGTAGAACGGCGCACTTGCTGTTCCCTGATCTGGTGTAGGCCACACAGTAAACTGCGGAACTTTAGGAGTAGCTCCTGCTGCGTCCGTAGTCTGCCCAGAGCGGCGATTTATATACACTTGAATCGGGCGTCCTTGCGTCAACTTATTAGGTATCGTCGAGTACGTAGATACGCTTATTCGGTTGATGTTGATGTCGATCTGGTTCGCTTCGGAGCCAGGGTAATTACGAATAACATGCTCGATAAGATCAACAGTATCGTCAGGAAGGTCATACGTATTTACGCCTTGTAGTAAAGGAATGGTTCCGGTTTCAATAGTCCAGAGATTCAAACCACGATTGGCCCACTCTGCCAGCAACAGATTAAGACTGCGCCGCGCTGTACGGAAGTCATAGCCAGTACGCATCTCTAATCCATTGCGCTCAAACGCCTCCTCAACAATATCGTTAAGGGTAGGATTAAAAGCTGTGGTACTGGTTGTGTATGGCATTACTTCTTCCTCGCTGCCCAAATATTATCCACAGCATTTGGATAAGGTCTGCCTGCTGATCTAGCCCTGCTCTTAGCAGCCGCTTTTTTTACAGCAGTAAGTACAGACGGTTTACCCAATTCCTTCGGACGCGGCTTATCCCACACAGGCTTTACTGCTCCACCCTTCTTATACTGGGTGAAGTCAGTATCATCCCTGCGGGCTTTCTTAGCGCCCTTGGGCATCTTAGAAGGGGCTATATCACCCATGCCGCGTGATGGCCTCATTAGCAGTATCCGCCTTTTTTCATCTTGGACATACCGCCCTTGTTCATACCTTTAGCGCCACCCATGATGCCAACTGTCTTGCCGGAGTCACCTAAGTTTTTGCCTTTGGTTTTGCCTTTAACAGCGATACCATCACGGCTAGGAGCAGCAGTTTTAACAGCACCCATCTTAGATGCAATGATGCCGCCTTTAGCGTACTTAGCAGTACCGCCTTTTTTCATGCCAGCCATTTCACCCATCTCATGTTTCATCATGGACTTAGGCGCGCCTTTAGCCTTCATGAACGACACTTCTTTCTTAACCATTTTCTTTGACTCAGCCATACCACCCTCCTTAAATTTTTTACCCTTATCCGCCGCAGCGAAATCCTTACCCACAGATTGTTTAACTCCAACTTTTTTAGCAAAGGAGGGCGAGTGGGCAATAGCCTCCATAAAGTTGTGCTGCTTTTTACTCACGCTAGGCACGAGTCTTACCCCTTATAGCGCAACCATCTGCACGGGAAGAAGCACTGGAAACTTTTCCACCCTTCTTAAATGCCTGCATAGGTTGTTGCTGCTGCGGATTAGGCGCTGCATTAGCCTGTGGCTGCATGTTAAATGTCTGATTCGTGCCGCCATTCTGACCACCAGCTTGAGGCTGATTGCCATAGAAAGGATAAGTAGGCTGCTGTGTCATTCCGCCGTCTGCGTATTTAGTCTTAGTCATCAGCAGATCCTGCCTTTCGTTTTACCGCGCTGGGCTATACCGTCACCACGGGAAGATGCGCTACCACCAGATGCCATATTCTTAGTCTTGCCGCCTTTTTTGAAAGCACGGCCACCTTCATTTTCAAATGCCGCTTCTTCTGCTGTCATGCCACGCACAGGTGATCTAGTTGAGCCCATAGTAGGTTCAATTCTTTCGCCCCTTGTGCCTGATTGCATTCTTCTGCGGCCTGCAAGTAAGCCTGCGCCGGCAGCACCAGCAAGACCAAGACCAGCAGCAAGCGTTGCTTTAGATAGGCCAGAATCACCAGTAGGTTTAGGTTTAGCCTTAGGACTAAAGTCTTGACTACCCATTTCATCAGCACCAACCACACCGCTATAGCGTGACTTTGGTTTTGGCTTTTTCTTCTCTGGCCCAGTTGTACTGAATGTTCTAGTTTTTGGAGCATAAGTATCGCTATCATCAACGGCAGCGGAACCAGAAGCTATACCTTTAGGAGATTCTTCAGCTTCTTCTTTAGATGCCCGCAATCTAGGAGACATGTCCTCACCAGACCATGTAGAAGTAGCGCCTGCACGTTTTCCCATAGTTGCGTAATCATCCGAACCAGCTCTAGGACGATCTTCATCATCTTTACCAAAACGTGTGCGAACGGGCTCGCCCGAACTAGAGCGGACTGGATTACCAGAGCTATCAGTAAGCATCCCACCAGCGTATTTTTTAACTTTGGTTTTCATCACTTATCCTTTTTGGGAAATAAGTTGATCAATTTTTGCTTCAAGCTTGTTAAAGCGTTGATCAATGTGGTCAGTAATCCGTTCAACTTCTGCATTAGTGACGTTATCACGAGCAATCTCCTCACGAGTTTTGTTCAGCAAGATCGTAACACGCGACAGTTCAGCAAACTTTTCATGCGCTATATAAGCAAAAAGCCCAGTGAATAGACTCAATATGGTCATCCATAGGCCGTTGATGTCTAACATTTCCACTTCCTCAATGACTTGTTAATGCGACTATCTGGATCTTTTGCTGTCTTTGGGGACGTCAACTTGCTCTTCATCCCCTCCATCCGCGCACAGAATGATTTCTTCCGTGAGCCACCTTCTGGTTGAGGGGCTTTCAGACCTGGCTTCTTGGGATTGGCTGCGTTGTAGGACGCCCGTCCTTTGGCGTTTAATCCGCCCGACGGGTCTTTCCCTTCCTTGCGAGTCCACGCTGGAGTCTTAGCCATATAGAACTGTCGCAGAAGCATTACCACAAGTTACAGATAAATTGCCTGAAGCAACAATACCTTCACCCGGTAACAATACATTAAACGAATCGCCGATGCCGCTAGAAGAAGCAAAGAACCAAATGTTTGTAGTGCCGTTATTAACAGCCACATTGCCGCCAATGCCAGCACTAATAGTCACAGCCTTAAATCGAGTGCGACCTTCAAACACAATAGTCTTACCGCCAGCGTTACACCACGTAGCCTTAACGTCTGTTTGCATCATGGTGATGCCCTCCTATTAGACGTTCTGTTCGCCAAACAACGGGTCATTAACAAAGTACGTAATGAATCCAGCAAACGAACCTGTTGCCGCAGATGCGCTTTCAGTAGTCAATACTGTCAACGAAGTAGCGTTAGCTGTAATACCTATACCTGAGCCGTTACCAAGCGAGCCAGCAGTAATTGTTCGTACTGTAGTAGCAGTAGAAGCATTAGCATAATAAGCTGCGCTAGAAACAGCACCGTTTAAAGTTACGTAGCCAACATTGATTGAGCCAGAAGTCAGTGGAGTCGTGATAGTCAACGACATCACAACGGCATTAGCTGGGAAAATAACTGGAACGCCTGTTTGGCTAGAAGCTACGATTGCATTACCGGAAACGGCTGCATTAGCTACATAGAAACCTGCGGTCATAACGCCAGTGCCGCAGTACGCGGTACGAGATTGATCGCCGCCGCCCGAACGCCAAATACTTTGGGTCGTAGAAAGTGCCATGATAAATTGTCCTCACATGCGAGTTAAGTGCGACGATATGCATGTAACAGGCCGGG